TTGTGGCGGGGAGAAATTAAACTCCCCGCCTATTCTTTTAAAGGTAGTGGTTTATTGATTTTACTTGAACAGGAATTGATACATGACATAATTGATGATATGGTGTGGTCGTTCTCAAGGCTAAATAGCTTTTATAACTGTAAAAAGGGTTGGTATTATTCATATATTTTAAAGAGGGCTGACCAAGAGAATTTCTTTTCACAGTATGGCACATTTGCTCATTCAGTGTTTGAAAAATATAACAATGGTGAGCTTGAAATATTTGAATTAGCAGACTATTATAAAGACAATTATTATGATAATGTTGTCGAACCAGCACCACCAAATAAATATGTTGACTTAAATGAATCATATTTCAATAAAGGATATGAGTATTTTTCTACATTTGACGACAACGATAGTGAAGAAATTATAGGTGCTGAGATTAAATTTGACTTTAACATAGAAGTTCTTGGCAAAGATAGAAAGTTTCTTGGCTTTATTGATAAGATTTCCAAGGACAAAGATGGATATATTGTAACAGATTATAAGTCTAAGGGGAGATTTAAGAGTAAAGAAGAACTGCATGATTATACACGACAATTGTATATTTATGCAATAGCAATAAAAAAAATGTTTGGGGAATATCCTCATACATTGATATTCAATCAATTTAAAGAACATACACAAGAGGTTATAAAGTTCAACGAAGCAGATTTACAAGAAACAATTGATTGGATAAAGAAAACTATTGAATTAATTTATGACGAAAAAGACTTTTTAGCTTCTCCGAATGACTTTTTCTGCGCATATTTGTGTTCTTCAAGGGATGAATGTACTTCGGATGGCGGTTGACAACTTTTTCGTTTTGTGATATAATTAGGACGGAGTAGGTTATATGATAAGTAGAGAACAAATTGAAGCCGCGAAAGAAAAACTAGGCGAACGGGCGTTCGCACTTATGGCTCAAGAACTTCCACTTGAGCAAGTAGATATGAAAACTCTTTCATGTAAATCTCCTTTCAGAGATGAAAGAACTCCGTCCGCACATTGGTATAAAGAGGGAAATTGCTTAAAATGCTTCTCTACTGGAATATCAATGGATTATATTGACTTTCTTATTCGTTTTCAAGGCAGAACATTTTCAGAAGCCGTCAGAGAGCTTTTTGAAGAAGCAGAAGTTGAATATAATCCTGATGATTTAAAGCCAGACAGTGGTGAAGATGCTTATAGGAATTTTAAATTCGCACATGATGAGCCTAGAAATGATAGACAAATAGTCGAAGCATATCTAAAACGGCGGCACATCTCTCCAAAAACGCTTGATTTTTGTAATGTTAAGCAAGATAAGAATGGCAATATTGCTTATCAATTCTATGATACCGATGGCAGACTTATTCAAACTAAGTACAGAGTGTCTAAACCAGCTGAGAACGGTGAAACTAAATGGCATTGGCAAGTAGGTTCAAGCAATTGCGCTTTGCTGTATGGTATAAACAAAGTTAATCCATCTTTGCCACTTGTTATAGTAGAGGGGCTTAATGATAGATTAGCTTGTGTAGAGGCGGGTTATACAAATACTGTATCTATTCCTGGCGGAGCAAACGACTTAAACTGGATTGACTTTAACTTTAATACACTCCAAAAGTGTAAGGAGCTTATCCTTTGGTTTGATGATGATGAATCTGGACAAAAGGCTACAAAAGAATGTGTTAGCAGACTTGGTATTTATCGCACAAAGGTAGTTCAGAATGATTCTGTTATTAAAGAAAAAATTAGAGAGTTCTACGGACAGCATAATATTGATAAAGTAGACGCTAATAATGTACTGGCGGCTTGTGGAGAGAACGAAGTTCTTAATATGATTGCCAAGGCAAAAATGGAAGATAATCCGCGAGTACAGCATCTTATGGACGTAGAAGAAGTACAGATTAGTGATTTACCTAGGATTTCTATGGGCTTCAAGGCAATGGATAAGGTGTTTTCTGGAAATTTTGAACACTCTTTGACAATTCTTACTGGCAAATCTGGTAATGGTAAATCTAGTATTCTTAACACAATGTTTGTGGCCGCTCCACTTGAAGCAGGAGAAAAGGTGTTTATATATAGTGGTGAAATTCCAAGCGGAATACTTCTAGCCAATATCTTAAAGCCGTTAGCTTCTAATAGACATATTCTTGAATTTGATAATGGTGATGCTCCTAAAGGGTATGCGGTTTCAAAACAAGCTTCTCCGGTAATAAAATCGTTTTATCGTGAAGATTTGTTCAACTATAATGATTCAAATGAGTTTGACACTGATTCAAAATCTATTTTACATGCTATGGAGTATTCTTATAAAAGATATGGTGTTAAGAACTTCATTGTTGATTCTTTGCTAACAGTTGATTATTCGCATGAATACGGTGACGATAAATACGAAAAGCAGAAAAACTTTGTTATAAACCTAAAGTCATTTACAAATGCTTATCCAGTTCGTGTTGCTCTTGTAGCACATAGTAGAAAGCTTGCTCCGGGGGCCAAAGAGATAGGCGGAGACGATATTGCTGGTTCAAGTGATATTCTGAAATGTTGTAACAGAGCGTTTAGTGTGGAGATTTTGTGGGACGACCCTGATGGGTATAACACGTTGGTTCGTTGTATTAAGGATAGAGAGACTGGTTACGCCGATAGAGAAGTTAAGCTGTATTACGACAGAAAGAGTTATAGAGTATATTCTAATAAAGAAGAACTGAATTACAAGTACAAGTGGGAAGTAGAAGCCGAGAAGAACAGAACTATTAGATATTCCGAACATGTATCGAAAAGACTTGTATGTAACATTAAAGAGCCAGTGGTTGCGAAAGAAGTATTAGGAGAAATTGAGAAGTGATTGATTTTGTTAATCTCCACCTACACGATGATAATTCTTTGTTAGATAGTTGTACAAAGTTCAATGAATATGTAGATTTAGCAGTTAAATACGAACAGAAAGCGATAGCATGTACGAATCACGGAAGAATCATAAATTGGACTGACAAGAAAAGATATTGCGATTCTGTTGGTATTAAATATATACACGGCTGTGAGGTATATTTAACGGCTAAAGAATATTTTAATATTGATGATTCTCAAAGAAAAGTAAAAGATAACTATCATACAATTCTATTAGCAAAGAATAATGATGGTATAAAAGAGCTTAATTCACTTGTGTCGATGTCAAGCACTCCGTCTCACATGTATTATAAACCGAGAATAACTTTTGATGAGTTTCTTGGAATATCTGATAATATAATATCTTTATCGGCATGTTTAGCTGGTGTATTATCTAGAATAGATAGAGAAATAAAATATTTGTCTGAATCAGAATCTGAATTAGATATACAAAGACTTTCGGTTCTAATAGATTATAGGGAGAAACTTTTTGATAAGTATGATTATTATGAAGTACAACCTCATAATACCGACGAACAGATTGTGCTTAACAGAGTTCTTTCAAAAGAAGCAAAAGCTAGAGGGAAGAAATTAGTAGCAACTAATGATGTTCATAGTTTAAATCAATATAAAGCAGAATGTAGAAAAATTCTTATGGCTGGAAAAGAAATAACGTTTGGAGAGGACGAATACGATTTTGATTTAACGTTTAAATCAGGCGACGAAATGAAAGAACTTCTTCGCAATCAATTTGTATTGTCTGATGAAGAAATAGATGATGCTATCGCAAATTCTGTTGAAATAGCGAATAACATAGAATTATATGAATTAGACACTTCTATTAAATATCCTAAAATAAGCGATAATGATGAAGAAGTGTTTATAAAGAAAGTAAGAGAAAAACTTGATTATAAAATCAAGAACGGTATTATCAGGGAAGATGAGATAGAACAGGTAAGAAAGAATTTAAACGAAGAATATAAAGTATTTAAACAAGTAAATATGATAACGTTTATGCTCTCAATGTCTGATTTGATTTGCTGGTGTAAGGACAACGGAATACCTGTTGGGCCAGCAAGAGGAAGCGTTGGTGGCTCTACAACGGCATATGTGCTTGATATTATAGATATGAACCCTGTAAGATGGAATACTATATTCTCTAGGTTCTGTAATGAGTTCAGAGTTGAAATAGGAGATATAGATGTTGACATACCGGGCAATCAACGAGACGCCGTTTTTAACCACTGTATAGAAACGTTTGGGAAAGATAAAACTGCGTTTGTGTTGGCAATTGGAACTGTTGTTGATAAGGGAACGATAGACTTAATAGGTAAAGCATTAAAGTATGATTTAAACGAAGTAAAAGAAATAAAGAAAAAATACGAAGAAAGCCCAGAAAAGACAAGAAGTAAATATAAAGATATATTTAAGTATTTTGATGGTATTGTAAATACTTGTATATCACAATCTAGGCATCCTGCTGGTATCGTTATTTCTCCGATAACATTAGATGATAACTATGGTACATTAGTTGATTCAGACGGCAATAGAGTATTACAGCTTGATATGGAAGCTGTACACGAAGTTGGTTTGGCAAAATATGATATCCTTGGCTTGAGGACGGTTGATACGATATATGAGACATATAAGTTGATAGGGAGGCCTTATCCTAAAAGCCACGAAATAGATTGGGACGACCAAAAAGTTTGGGAAGATATGCTTCGTTCACCATTCGGAATATTTCAAATGGAATCTCCTTTTGCTTTCCAGATGATAAATGAATTTAAACCACATAGCATATTTGACATGTCTTTGGTTACTGCTATGATTCGCCCTAGCGGAGCGTCTTATAGAGATGGGCTTATAAAAAAACAAGTTCATAAAAATCCATCAGAAGAAATTGACGAACTTCTTAAAAATAACTATGGATACCTTGTGTATCAAGAGGACGTTATTGCTTTTCTACAAAAAGTTTGTGGGCTAAGTGGAGGCGAAGCAGACAATGTAAGACGAGCAATTGGCCGAAAGGATTTAGATAGACTTGAAAAGGCAATGCCATCAATACTTGAGGGATATTGTAATAAGTCTAAGAAACCAAGAGAAGTAGCAGAGCAAGAGGCAAAAGAGTTCTTAAAGGTGATAGAAGATGCTAGTTCCTACATGTTTGGCTACAACCATTCAATAGCATATTGTCTGTTGGGCTATATGTGCGCTTATCTTCGGTATTATTATCCGTTGGAATTTATTACGGCTTCATTCAACACGATTGAAAGCGAGAAAGATATTGCTGACTGTACAGAGCTAGCAAAACAAATGAAAATATCCATTTATCCTCCACAATTTAGGTATTCTCGTTCAAACTATTATATGGACAAAGAGCATAACGCTGTATATAAAGGAATAGCTTCAATTAAGTTTCTAAGTCCTGACACAGCAGAATATCTATTCGGGTTGCGTGGTGAAAAATATAATGGGTTTATTGATTTTCTTTCAAGGCTCGACACCGGCCATATCAACTCACGTCAAATTGAAATCCTTATCAAACTTGATTTCTTCAAGGAATTTGGTAACTCAAAGTTTTTGCTTAATGCTTATCGTTTTTATAGTAAGTTTGGTTCTTCAAAGATGATTAGCAAAGATAAATTCGACGACGCTAATATTATTGAAAACATATTTAAACGTCATAGCCGAGAAACAGCAAAGAAATATGTTGATTTAGATATGGAAGCTATATTGGCAGAAGTTGAAGAATACTTGAAGATGATTCATTCAGAAGATTTTCCGATAATTGACAAAATTAAATGGCAAAATGAATTTGTCGGATATATAGACTTCAGAACAAATGAAGAAGAAGATAGAACAAAACTCCTTATATTATATATTCGTAAATTGGTAAGCAAGAAAACTGGTAAGATATGGGCTTATTCATTTGAAACAATATCAATTGGAAGTGGAAAGAAGTCAGAGGTTCTTGTATATCCAAATGTATATGAGAAGAATCCAGTTGTAGAGAAAAGTGTCATTAAAGTTAGTCCATATGCTCTTACTTCAAAGGAATTTAACGGAAGAAAATCGTGGTATCTCAACAAATATGAACAGATTGTCATGTAAATGTTTGACAAAACTAAAAATATGTGGTATAATTGGTACAAAGGTGAGACACATGGAGTAAGTTATGTACGAAAAAGACCAACTATGTTTTAGTTGCGCAAAAGCTTGCGGCAAATGTTCATGGAGTTATAATCTTGTACCTGTTGACGGGTGGACAGCGAGGTTTTCTATATTACCTAATAATATAGAGACGTTCAAAGTAATTAAGTGTCCACAATATGAATTTGATGGATTGTGTACTAGGTGTATATACTTTGACAACTCATATGAAAACCCGTCAGAATGGTACAAAAACTGCAAACATAACAGAAATTCTCAAGGATTTGGCGATTGTTCAGGCTATAAAAACAGATATAGGTGATAAACATTGGTATATGTCGGCTCTAAAAGACGCATTGCGAAAGATATTGTCCCGATAATTCAGTCTTATATAACTGATAAAACTACAATGTACATAGAACCCTTTGTAGGGGGGGGCAATACAATACAGAGAATCAATTTCCACACTAAAATAGGGTATGATATTGACAAATATGTTATAGCATTGCTTGGCTATTGTCGCGACAACGGAGAAAGTATTAATCCGTTAATAACGCGAGAGGAATATAATCGCGTTAAAGATAATATGGACGACTATCCTGATTGGTATGTTGGGCTTGTTGGTTATTTAACAACTTTTGGTTCAAAGTTTTTCGGTGGATATGGACTACATAAAAAGGGTGATGAAGAAAGCCGAGTTGGATATGCGACTATAAAGAATTTTAAAAAGGAACAAGATTCACTTGTAGGTTGTAGTTTTATTTGTGAAGATTATCGAAATATTGATACATCTTTATGGAAGAACTGTGTAATATATTGTGACCCTCCATATAGAGATACGTTAAAATATAAAAGTAGTAACAACTTTGATTATGACTTTTATTATAACTGGTGTATACAATTGTCTCAAAACAATACAGTATTAATGAGCGAATACGACATGCCAAAAGAATTTAAGTGTATCTGGCAAAAGGACTTAAACTGCGGCATAACATCTTTAATTGATAAACAAATTAGAACAGAAAAGCTATTTGTAGTTAGGTGATATTGTGACAAAATACTTTGTTACTGGTGATTGTCATGGACAATATAAAAAGCTAGAGCTATTCATTAAAAAGCAAAACCCAGAAGATGAATTGTTTATATTCATTCTTGGCGACGTTGGACTGAATTGGCATCTTAAATATGATTTAGATGATGAAAAGAAAAAGTATCTATCTAGGTTAAAAGCAACATTTGTTTGTCTTAGAGGAAATCACGACGCAAACCATCAAAAACTTAATATCTATAAACAAAAGAAGATGTTTGATGGAATAGTATATTATGAAGATAAATATCCTAATATATTATTTACCAAAGACGGAGAAGCATATACAATAAACAGTAAGAAGATTTTCTGTTGTGGTGGGGCATATTCTGTTGATAAGTTCTACCGTTTAGTTCATCATTATATATGGTTCGCTGATGAACAGCCACAAGACGAAGATAAAGAATACGCCAAGAAAAGATTGTATGAGAACGACTATAATGTTGACTTTATATTCACTCATACTTGTCCGTATTTTGCTATTCCTAAACATTTATTTCTTCCCGGTATTGACCAAAATACAGTCGATAATTCAACCGAAATATGGCTCGAATCGTTGTGTGATGATGGACTGGAGTTTAAGCACTGGTATTGTGGGCATTATCACGCTGATGCTGAATATAATGGAATAACATTTATGTTTGACGATTTCTTGCCTATTGATTTATGAGGAATATATGATAGTACAACAGATTACAACTAAAAACGATGAATACTATACGCCAGAATGCGCCATAACCCCACTTCTAAAGTATGTAGGTGGGGGTACAATATGGTGTCCATTTGATACGGAAGATAGTTTATATGTAAAGATTTTCCGTGAAAACGGAAATAACGTAGTTAATACACATATAGTCAATGGACAGGATTTCTTTAAAACCGAACCGCCGAATGGATGTCAATACATTATAAGCAATCCTCCGTACTCTCTCAAGAATGAAGTTCTTCATAGACTATTCGATATAAATATACCATTCGCTATGCTTGTTGGTGTAGTAGGATTATTTGAATCTGAAACAAGATTTAATATGTTCAAAAATAATGATTTTGAACTTATGTATTTTAACAAAAGAATATCATATATGACAAAATATGGAGAGAAGCCTGTTGCAAAGCCACCATTCAGCAGTATCTACGTTTGTCATAATATGTTGCCAAAGCAGATAGTTTTTGAGGATATAAATAAGTAAATTTACTTGACAAGATACGCCTTTATATGATAATATATAATTACATTATTAATAGGACGGACGAATGAATCTATTTATTAAAACTTGTTTGTATATTTCAACTATGGTTATGTCTTTGTTTTTCGTTGTAACCGTAATTGAAACCGCAATGTTCTCAACTTGGTTTATTTTAATCTTTTACGCTATTTGGATGTTGTCTTTTGTTTCAACATTCACAACAAAGGAGTAGTGATATGATTTCAAGAGATTACTCATTTAAACTCGATGATGATGAATACGATAGGCTTGAAGCGTGGTATAATAATTTACTAAGTCGTCATAATAGCAGCGGTTATTTTGGAGCCTGTGGCGGCGGACTAACATTTAAGATTGTTCCAACTTCAATTGGTGACGTTGTAACCGCTGAATGCCTTGGTGAGGAATTTACCGTGAGAGGTTTTTAAAATGGTAAAAAAAGAAGAACTTTATCAATTTTTGGATTCAGCCGAAGAAAATTGTCATTTTGAGGACGAAAATTTCGTGCCGAAAATAAAGACGTTTATTAAGGCACTTTTTGACAAAAATTCGCCCCAAATGCCGCAAAAGGTACGTTTTTTGCCGAAAAAGTGGCAAAAATGTCCTAGTTGTGAACGTATTATAAAAGTCCAATTTTATTGTCCATTTTGCGGCCAAAGAGTGCGTGAAAGACACTATGAGTGGATAAATGACAAATTAACATTTGGCCCAACAGATGGATGGGGAGTAAACACATGAACTTTATAGAAGAAGATGGATACATCGAATATCAGTCAAAATGTGACCTGCCATACGGGAAATTCAAATCTTCACGAAATGGTTGTGGATGGATTGCTTTTTACAATTTTTACAGAACAATTTATGGACAACAGACGGCAGAAGATTCTCTTGAAACAATTCGTAAAAGGTTTGACGCAACGGTAAACTTCTGGGGAATATTTGGAACGTCCATATTTGATATGGCAGTACATCTTAGGAGACAGTATAATAATAGAACGGTAAAGGTTAGAAGAAGATTGATGAAATCACATTATTCTGGTAATCTGCCGAGATATGGAATTATTTATTATTTTACTGGACACTCACTACACTATGTCGCATTTGAGAGAAATGGATGGGAATTTATTTTTCATAACGTAGAAAGCAAAATTACAACAAAGAGCATGGATGAGTTCGAGGACAAATATATTAAGTTTAAACATTATTTGTTATTTGAACTTGAAGAAATTTAATTTGGAGGTAAATAAAATGAGAAAGTATAAGATTCGGGTTGATACGAAAAGCGACATTACCAAGATTATGGGCATTATTGATTCAGCAGAGGGCGATGTGTTTCTGTTGAATCAAGGCGTTGAAGATGGAACAGAGTTTCGTGTAAACGCAAAGAGTCTGCTCGGTTTTACTTTGGCGGTTTGTGAGTGGCCTGAGAAGTGGCTCAAGTGCGACGCTGATTTGTATACAGCCATTAAAGACTTCGTTATTGCGTAATCATGGATTATGAAGAAGTAATTTCAAATTTCCTTAAACTTACATCTAACATTGAATCTGAATACCGCATTGCTTCAGAGCTTCTCGAAGAACAAAATCAGTTGACGCAAGACTATCTACACAAGTTAGAACTTGGAAAACTGAATGCTATTGAGCTTACCAAAGTTGCTAAAAGCATACAGGACAACAGAAAAGAGCGCAGAAAGCACAAAAACGATATGGAATATGCGCAAATTATTGTTGAATTTGTACAGAATCCACAAACAAGAGATGTTTTACATCAGCTTGAAGCCACTCTTGGTAAGCTGAGAAAGATGAAGAAGCAAAGGCAATACCGAGTTTATAGATATAGAGTAATTGATGAAGAAGATTTGGTGGAACAACCATGAAAATCTCCGAAGTCAAACTTCCTCGTGGCGAACGTGCTGTATTAACCTACCATATTGGTGGGGAAGTGCAGTACGTTATTGCTACGAATTTACTTGACACAACTTGGTATTGGCGATATAATATAGAAAATGGAAAATTGGTTAAGCAAAAACAGAAAGCACACAATCCAAAGGAGTTAGAATAATGTATAAGTTTGTAATTGAAGTCTCCGACGATGATGAAATTGACATCGACGATATTAAAGATAATTTGATGGAAGCGATGGAACAGTCAAATGTGGAAGATTATTGTATCAGTGGTAGTCCGGCATGATAAAAACAGACAACGACTGGAAAGATTTTTTGGATTCTGAGCAACAAAAAGACTACTATAAGGAGTTAAAGCAATTTCTAGTAAAAGAGTATGAAACAGGAAATGTATATCCGCCTGCTGATTCTATCTTTAAAGCCTTTGAAATTACGCCATTTTCGAGTGTAAAAGTTGTGATAATTGGACAAGATGTGTACCATACGCCGAATACCGCAATGGGATTAGCATTTTCTGTGAAGCCAGAATGTCGAATCCCGCCGTCTTTACAAAACATTTATAAGGAAATTGACAATGAATATGGCAGTCATTCATTAAAAAATGGAGATTTTCAATTCATACCTGGAGAAA